CGAGTGATGTGATCACGAGCGATTTCCTCCCTCGTTTTGTTTAGCAGAATCTGAATACGTTTCTGCTCGTCAGATGCGTTCTTTAGCATCAGCATGACCAAGGCCACAAAGAACGATGTGACTAAATTCCAAACTAAGACCCCAGTATCCATTTAACACTTCCAAGCCCTTAGTGATTTGTTGATACGGCTGTTTGGATCGTTAGCTGTTTTAGCTGAGGTAAGCTTCTTCTTCATGCCTTTCATTCGGGCACAAAAGGAATCTCTACGTGATCCACCTTCTGGCTGCGGGGGTTTGAGTCCGGGTTTCCCCGGATTAGCTGCGTTGTACGAAGCTCGACCCTTAGCATTTAAACCGCCCTTTGGGTTTTTACCCTCTTTGCGTTGCCATGCAGGTGACTTAGCCATAGTAGACAACAGCCGTAGTAGCTGTCCCTGTAATGGTTACGTGGATGTCAGTAAGACATAAAACACCTTCTCCGGGGATTAATACAGAAAAAGGTGTTCCACTGGCAAGGGTGGCTGTAGAAAAAATGGTAGTGCCAGAAGCCCCGTTATCTCTAACAACCACTGTTCCAGCAGTAGAACCGGGAGTAACAAGAACGCCCTTTAACCTAGTTCTACCACTAAATACAGTGGCCGTTGCGGACACATACCCCGCTTTAACATCGGTTTGCATCATGGTGATGCGCTCCTATTCAGGTATTAATCTACATTACCGTAAGGATAGGTTGTAGCGTTTCCGGTGTTATCCAACTGAGAATAACGAACGGTAAAGTACAGCGTACCGGCGCTAATCGAAGTCATTGAAGTGCCTGCGATAGAAATCGTAAACACAAGCTGCGAAAAGTTAACGCCCGAAACACCTGCTGCTTGAGCCGTAATATCAGTTGAGGTTGAAAACTGATTGGCAAGCTGCGTGCCTGTAAAGGTAGCCAAGGACTGACGACCTACTGCACTGATGGTGCCGGTTGCTGCATAGGTGGGTGTCCCTGCCTGTGCCGTGTAGTTATTCGACACATAAACAGTAATTGTGCTGATAGTGCCAGCAGTTACTGTAGGAACTACACCGACATCAAGAAGAAAGTCAGTAATGCTGGAACCTGCTGGCAGATACATTACTGCACCACGATAAATTTGCGTGGCACTATCTGCGGGGATTGAGGTTGCAGTCAAAGTAGTAGCAGAAGCTGACGGTGTATAAACCGTAGCGTTTGTGTTGGGGTAAAGCTGGTTAGCAGTAACAAACTGCCCAGAGCTGCCGCCGTAGTTTGCTGTATTAGCGGTGGTATTGGTTAGCACCAATCCAACTTCTTGGGTCAGATCAACAGATCCGACATTACGAAAAGGCGTGAAACGATTAGTACCAGATAGAACTGGGCCTTCAAACGTAGAACGTCCCATGATAATTCCTTATGCAAAAGTCCCTTTAGCGTCGTTGCATCGTCTGCTGGGGCAGTCGCTAAAGGTATTCACCCAGATAACTACAGTATAAATAAAAAAGGGGGTTTTGCAACCCCCTTTTGCTTAGGTCGAACCCGGAGATCCAAAGATACCCAAGGGATCAGACACCCCGAAGCTATAACGCTCACGAGCCTTGTAGCGAACGTTGCCCGTATCAAAGTCGCCGTCCATTGAATTCTGGAGCGGTGTACGAACAAAGTGCTTCAGGCCGTTAGGAACATCGGTAGTCAGGAACCAAGCGTTAGTGTCGGTCAAGAAGTGGTTGACCGTGTAACCCTCTGGAATTGCTCCGTTGTTCTTAATAGCGTTAATGTCGTTGTTATTCGTACCGACACGGAGTTCAGTCTCCAGCAGACGAGTTGCAACAAACATCAAAGCAGGGGGGATAACCAGCTTGCGTGGCTTAGCGGCAATCAACAGACCACGTTCATCTGTCCAAGCTGCAATCTGAATAACTGCGTTTTCCAACGAAGTTTCATTCAAATCAGAGCCAGTAGAAGGACGATTGCTGTTAACACCACCGGAAACCAGCGGATGCGAGGTAGAGAACAAGGGCTGACCGTCACCATAGGTAACTGCCGAACTAAAGCCGTTGTTCAAAACCGCAGCAGCTTTTACCTGCTTGGTATAGCTCATAGCACGAGCCAGCGACTTGGTGTAACGAGCAGACAGGCTGTCGTACAGGTTATCTTCAATCGCTTCTTCAGTGATTGAAAACCCAAGTGCAATGGTTTCGTGGTTATACCGTGCAGTCCAAGCTTCTTGCGCGTTGTCATACGAAATAGCTTGACCTTCGGGTTTGACCGGAGCGGCGCTAAATCCAGACAGCTTGGTTTCCTCTTCAAAAGAACGCTCAGAGGTCTCAGTTTCGTAGATCTCTTTGTGTTCTTCGCCATAACGAGCATACTCAAGACCAAACAATGCGTTCAGTCCGGGGAGCAGCTCTTTCAACAGTTGTGCGCGTGAAATAGCCATTTATATTCCCCTTAAGCTGTAGTGCTACTGTAATACCCATGCACCAACAGATTGATCTTGACTAAGATCTCAGGGTACTGAGTAAATACAATCGTAGAAGATGCAGGAATATCAGTTCCTGAACCAGCCACGTTTGGTTGAGCATTAATCGTCACCGACGTTGCGCCAGCGGCTGCTGCTGCCGTCACAAACGACCCAGTATTGATAACCTGCCCGTTAGAAGCAAGATACCCAACACTTGTACCAATTGGGATGGCAGAACTTAAGCCAGAACCAGTTAGTGTGATCGTGGTTGTCGAGGACGAACCCGTTGCGCTTTGGCTAATAGCCGTATCTTCCACAACACCAATACAACGAACCGGGAGGATCGAAGTAACAGGCGTAGCAGTTGGAGCCAACACTGCGTTTGCAGAGTTACCCGTGTTGGTACTGCCGGTGTTGTTGATCATTGAAAGGTTAGTACCAATCATTGCCAACGCGCCAGAAGCAACAACAGTCGTTGCAGAGCAAACAACAGCACGGAATACGGTATCAGGATCATCAGTCACATAAGCCGTAGCATCACCGGCAAGGGTGCTGGCAGGCCAATACTGAGAAAACTGTTTTTGCTTGGTCAGCGGATTTGTGTAAGTGCATCCCAAGAAAATACCCGTAACCTGATTTGAGCCAGTACCTGTCGATACAGACGCACGAGTAATAAAGCCGCGAGACAGCACAACAAAGTCACCATAAAAAATATTAGTGGCATAGCTGTACTGAATAGGCAGTTGCCTCGTGGAGCCTGCAAAGACTTGTCCGCCGATCAGGTTGATCGGTTTCAGCCCGTAGGGGGCGTCAATAGTCGGATAAGCCATTTTGGATTACTCCTAAGATTGTTGATTACCACGCCCAAAAGTTACCGTGGATTTGCGCTCTGAAAACAGAGGCATCCGTGGGTCGCTTTCACGCATGAAGTTATTGTCAACAGAACGCATTTGAGCTTCGGCTTGCTGTTGATAAAACGCATCCCGTTGCTTTGACATTTCTGTTGGCGTTTTGCACAGCATTAACCCACCGACAACAATGTTGTCCTTATAACGCTCGTTGTCGTTATCAAGATACATTGATATTTCGGGGTGATCTGCTGCACGTACAGGTTCCCAACCTTCGCGCAATTTGGATGACACATTACGAGGATCAGCTTGACCCATCGTGCTAACACGAATCCAGCGGTAACCATATCCGGGTTCAGGGGTTGGGTCAGGCAGCAGCGTGGGGGGTGCCCATGCGCGAGGACGCTCAACCTTATCACGGCTAGTTAAATCACGACTTGTTCGGTTATCAGCCACTTTGTTCTCAGCCATTTTGTGCCATACCTTCCGCCACTTTCCGGGCATAAAGTTCTAAAGGAATTTTAAACTTCTTAGCTAGTGCAACCTGCGTCTGAGTCAGCGTGATTTTCTTTGGCGCAACGCTTCTAGATGCTGGTGCTACAACATTACTGCTCGTCCGTTTCTGTCTTTCCTCTGATCTTCCGCGCTCATTAGGAAAATGTTCAGGGAACTTACTACGTAGTGTCGTATTGATTACCTCGTAATACTGATCTGAGGTAGGATCAACGCCTTCTTCGACTAACTGCTCGTGCAGCCCCAGAGTGAAGGCAGTCATGGGTCGGTTAGGTCCAAACCACTGATTTTGCTTTCGCCACGCAAGTGCTTTGGAATCCAACTCATTATCTGAAGCGGATTGTGGTTGCATGTTTACAGGAATTTCGCGTTCCTGTAAAGGGGCTGGCGTAAAGTTGACTACTTTATCCAACCGCAGCTTTGCTTGAGTTAATTCTTCCTGTGCTGCAACAATTTGATCGGGGTCAAACGACTCATACGCTTCTTTGTATTTTCTACGTGCCTGTTCAAGCGCCATTTCAGCGTTGTGTTTGGCCGTACCTACAAGTAGCGTCGTATGATCCCCAAGATTCTTTTTAAGATTTTTATTTTCTTCAATAATCTGCTGGGCAAACTTTAACGCTTCTTCACGCTCGCGCAGAGCAGCTTCTTTAGCCCGACGTTCGTCGTGGTAACCGTGCGTGATCTTTTTGATGCGCTTTTGAACACTCTCGTCGTATTTAGCAAGCTCATCATCAGTTACCTCGTTGACAGGCTCGTCTAAAGGTTCACGCCCCTTATCTTGCTCAGGCGTGTCATCAACAACTTCAATCTCAATTTCAAAATCGTCCTTACCTTTAGCCTCTTGTTTAGCGTCTTGTTCGTCAGGAAATTTGTATTCGACTTTATCCATATCTCACCTCACGCACGTTGAATGCCACGGGGGTCTTCAACCACCGCTTCGACAGAATCGTCGTTAATAATCCGAAACTCGCGGTCGTGAATCTTGATGCGAGTGCCAGTATTTGCACGAGTAATAATAAAATCCCCCGGCTTACACCACGGCCCCGTGGGGAACCGCCCTTGATCGGCATACGCCATATCACCTAGTGCTACGACAAACAGCACATTACTAAGCAGCTCTTCGTATTTAACCGTAGCATCTGCTTTAATGATCCCGCTGTCGAATTTGTTTTCAATATTAGGCAGGGTGCAAAGAATCTTGTACCCCTTCACAATCGGCAATTGCTTGGCTTTTTGCTGAATATCGTCGATAACAGCTTCTGCTGCTTCAGTCATTTTCAAATTCCTCATAACGTTGCACAAGGTCTTGTACTTCCATCCTTGCACGGCGTAGACCTTGGATTACGCCGCACAAATTTCGATATTCAGCAAAGTCTTTACAGCTTCCTTCAGCCATAGACTCACTTACTTCTCGCTCACGTTCTTTGAGCTTATTAAATAAGTGATCCAGCATCTGCCGCTCATGGGTCATTAACTACCGCCTTTCATGCGTGATTTAATAAGATCAAGCTGTAGCTTGCGTTCGTTTTGTTGGTTCTGGTTTTGAAGCCGTATGCCTTCTTTCTGTGCTTCTACAGCAATCCGTTGCTGCTCAACGTTCAACCGCTTTTCAGCAATTTGTGCATCAATAGAGTCTTTCTGTGCTTTGCGCTGTTGCTCCATACCCTTTATCTGCAACTCCTGCTGCTGCATCTGAACCAGCGGATCTGCTGACATCTGTTGTGCTTGCTGTTGCGCAGCCTCAGCTTGATGAATCTGCAAGACCTGCTGTGCAGCCTCGGCAACATATTTAGCCATCGCTAACTCTTCAGCTTCAGAGACCTCCTGCTCAGGTCCGGGCAGCGGCGCACCCACGCGCTGTTCAATCTCTTGACGGTATCTAAACCCTAAGTGCTCGGCAACGTGAGCCATCATCGCGGCCTGCATCTGCTGTGCCATCGGGTTTTGTCCTATGGTCTGCATGATGCTTGGGTCTTGCAAGAAGGTCATATGCGCTGTGATGTGCGCCTGATGATCCTGATAGATAAACGCTTTAAGCGGCACACCTTTTAACCCGTTCATGTTCTCGGTTATGGGATCTTTGGGCTTCTGGTCATCTGGCAGCGGTACAAGCTTGTCGGCGTTAGGGATACCCAGCACATCCAACATCTGCCTGTGAAGGCGGGGCATGTCATATAACTGAGGCGCACCCTGCGCTAGCTGCAACGCAGCTTGATACTGCACAACCCGCTGAGCCATTGTCGAGGCGTTGGGGTCTGACACAGGGATTACTTCTACAATGTCGTAGTCTTCAGCCTTAACCTGCGGTGTGCCATCCTGCGGTACGTAGCTGTAATCAGGTGAGGTGTACTCCCTGATAATGTCTTTGAGCAGCTTGAACTCTTCTTTCATCGCTGCATGGATGCGAGCCTGCACCGCACCCATCGTCTTTAACTGCCGTTCAAGCAGTGCCAACGTTGTACCCACCGGAGCCTGACTCGACATATCGCTGATCTTCATATCAGCCATACCACTGAGCCGTCGCGCTTCTTCAGTGATCTGATTCAGTAGTGCTAGCAGCGTAGCACTAGGCTCTTTATAAGGTAGGGGCAGTATGTTGTCCCTGATCGCACCCCCCGGCACATCCACATCTCGCCATTCACCCGGAGCAATCGGAGTGTCATCACCTTTAATTCTTAGCCCACGAGCCTTTAACCCACCGGGAAGATTAGAGAGCGAACCTGCATCCACCAACTGACGAATCAGCATGGTGCCTGCTGTGGCGTAGCCACCGATAATGTGAATTAACCCAAAGCCATAAGCCCCAAAGCCGGGGATGTACATATAGTGTACAAAGTGCTGACGCGCACGTTTCTGGGGGTCATCTTCTTTATAGTTGCGCCGTATAGCTAAAACTTTGTTGGTATTTTTGTCTATGGTAATGACGTAGGGTAGTGGTAATTCTTCCTCATGCCCCGGCAAGTCATACTCGATATGCACCTCGCATATCTGATACCGCTCATCTTTAATAGGTTCTTGACCTTCTTTTTTAGCCTTGGCTTCTTCAATATCTGTCTGATTGGCATACGGCTCGCCCATATCGACATCACGATAAAAGCCTGTTACCTGTAACCTCTTAATATCATTCTTTGTCTTACGCATGATGTGCGTAAGGCGGTCAGTACGGCGTATATTAGTTACACCATAAGGGAGAATGACATCCTCGGATGGCACATAAAAAGAAACCTGACGTTCTAGCGACGGATCGTAATAGACCTTCTTAAATGACGAGCCAGATAAGGCCACACCCCACAGCGCACGCTCATGCTCTGACCGATACTCAGGCATTTTATCAGTGAGCTGGTAATTCATATCAGCCTTCACGCGTTTGCCTGCTTCCTCAATCTCAGGGGTAAACTGCCCAATAATCTGCGTTTTTACAGGCCCACCTGCTGGAAATGTCTCCATAATGGACTCGCTTTGAAAGCGAATCGCTGCTTCAGTCAGCAATGTAGAGAACACACCACAGGCACCATCCCAAGGCTCAGTTACATCGTCATAGCGTAGGCCCAGCACATCCAGACCTTTGACATACGTATCAACCCAATCTTTGCGGCTACTAATATCAGCCTCAACCAACTGCATAATATCGCCTGCAATCTTTTGCAGTTCAGCTTCGCTCATGTGCTCGGCTAGATTGGAATCAAACGCTTCTTCCTCGTTTTCACTCCCCGGCTCAATCTCAATCTCAACACCGCCCATACCAATCCTGACCGCTTCAGGATCTTCGATTTCAATCTCAATAGGGGCTTCATCAAGCGCCAAGGCTTCAAGTCCTTCGGGTGCGCTGTATAAACTTTTATCAATAGCCATGATCTGTCCTAACCTAAGTAGTAGCCGCGTTTCTGTCCACGAAAGCCTTTAAAGTATCGAACATCATCAGGTTCGTCACTTGGCAATGAGATAAACCCGCCCTGCCTAAAACGTAACAACGCCTGCGTCATCGTATCCACGTAGTCATCATGCTCTCCGACAGGAAAAGCTGCAACTTCTTCAATAACTTCTCTGGCCCATCGCGTGTCAGGAGCCCAGACTTTACCACTGGCAAACATATCTGCCACAGCATTAACTCGCACGTGCTTATCGTTCCCTCGTGACGGACTAAACTCCTGTATAGGAACACTCATGCGAAACAATTCTTGAATAAGTGGAGCACCTGCGGCTTTCTTTTCAATGAGTACAATATCTGCCTCATATTCTTTATACATTTCTATGGCACGTTTTTTCAAATCAGGAAAATTTAATCGTGCTTTAAACGCATCAAGTAATATGACATTAGGCGCTCCATTATCTTCGTCGTTGTACCAAACCCCCCACGTTGTGCAGGCGGTATAGTCCGAAGAATTTTTAGTTTCATGCGCTGTATCCCACGACTGAATAATAAATTCACATCGCGGAGGTTCCTCGCGCTCCCACATATTCCACATATTACGTTGAATAACAGCCGCCGCATCGCTTGTGGGCTGCTGCATATACTGGGCCTGCCAGTAACGCGGGTCCATCCCCGCACGTTTTGATTTTAATTGATCAATAGGCCACTGTTCAGGCCATAAACTTTTTTCATTATCTTCGTTTTCATTTAATATGGCAGGTAATTCAACAATATCCCACGGATCTGATTCAGGATTCTTAGCCTGATAATCAATTAGTTTACCCGTCAAATCAATTAAACTCCATCGCGTCATAATAACGATGATGGCACCCCCCGGCATCAGGCGCTGCAATGGTCCTGTTTGAAACCACGACCATGCCTGATCAAATGTCAGGCGTGAATTAGCCTTTATATCCTGTTCAGAATGAGGATCGTCAATAACAAACAGATCAGCACCACGCCCAGCCAGAGCGCCGCCAACGCCAACAGCATAATATTGACCTCCAGCTCCGGTAGACCAT